GGAAAAGAAGTGAAACTAATTACCGAAACAACCCAAAGCGTTCAATGGCTCACCGAAGAAAAGAACGGTCAGAAGCACTACTTCATTGAAGGCGTGTTCATGCAGTCGGAGATGAAGAACCGCAATGGTCGTATGTATCCTTCTGCCGTCATGGATAAAGAGGTTGATCGCTACAACACCGAATATGTAAAGCAGAATCGCGCAATGGGCGAACTTGGTCACCCTGAAGGACCAACGGTCAACCTTGAGCGCGTATCCCATATCATCAAGGACTTGCGTATAGAGGGAAAAGACATCTACGGCAAGGCTAAGATTCTCGATACTCCATACGGAAAGATTGTCAAGAACCTCGTGGAAGAAGGAGCCAAACTTGGCGTTTCTTCCCGTGGTATGGGCAGTCTTAAAGAACAGGATGGGGTGAATGTTGTTCAGGAAGATTTCATGTTGGCGGCAGTTGATGTGGTTGCAGATCCGTCTGCACCCAACGCTTTCGTGAACGGAATCATGGAAGGTCGGGAGTGGATTTGGAACAACGGGATTCTCAAGCCTGTTGTGATTGAGGAATACAAGAAAATCATTGAGAAAACACCGTCACGAAAACTAGAAGAACAAACGATGCGTTTGTTCGCGGACTTCATTTCAAAACTCTGAGTAGTCTACATATTTCCAACGAAGGAGATTCACAGTCATGGCAAGAGAAAATATCGAAGATGTCATCAAGAAGGTAATTCTGGGCGAAGGCTTTCTAGCCGAGACTGCACAGGATCCAGATCCAACTGAAGACGAGGACACCTCGGAAGAGGATGCCTCATCTGATGAGGGTTTTGAAGTCGAGGAAATCGACGAAGCCAAGTGCGATGACAAGGAAGAGGACGAAGACGAATCCGAGGACGAAGAGTCCGAAGAGGAAGAAGAACCCAAGGGCAAGAAGAAGATGCCAGCATTCCTCAAGGGCAAGTTTGGTAAGAAGGGCAAGACCGAAGTGGAAGAAGCCGTCTCCGACTACGCCAGCACCAATATCACCCATGATGTGAACAAGAAGGGTGCTAAGATTATCGAACCAACTGGCGATGCTAGTGGTAAGAACAAGGGCACCATCAAGGCTAAACCTTCTGCTGCCAAGGCTGAAACCAAGATCCCTGAGATCAAGCCCACCGTCAAGGAAGATATTGCTGCCATGCTGACAGGCGAAGACCTTTCAGAAGAATTCAAGACTTCTGCTGCCACTCTCTTTGAGGCTCACCTCGCAGAGCGTGTTTATCAGATCGAAGAGGAATTGAAGGGTCAATACGAAGACCTTCTTGAGCAGCACACCGTTGCTGTTACCGAAGAACTCGTTGAGCGCATTGACGATTACCTCAACTATGTGGTCGAAGAGTGGATGCAAGAGAACCGTCTCGCTGTAGAGAAGGGTCTTCGCACCGAGATCACCGAAAACTTTATCTCGAACCTCAAGGGACTCTTCACCGAGTCGTACATTGAAGTTCCTGAAGACAAACTCGACTTGTTTGAATCCACTGTTGACCAGGCGGAAGCCCTCGACAGCGAACTTCAAGGACAGGTCGAGAAGAACATGGAACTCTCAGAAGAAGTTGAGCAACTCAAGTGCGAGATCATCTTCCGCGAGATTTCCGAAGGAATGACTGATACTGAAGTTGAAAAACTTCGCCGTCTCGCAGAAGACCTAGAGTTTGATACGATTGAGCAGTTTGCCGAAAAGATTGGTGTTCTCTGCGAGAACATTGGATCCATCGGAACAGTAGCAGAAGAAGCATCATCGGAAGAAGGACTCGAAGAGTCCTACGAAGACGCTTCGGAAGCAACCCCGCTCGTTGAAGCGTATGTGCGCTCCATGAGCAAGTCACGAGAGTAAACCACAGTCACAGACTGTTTAACAGTTTCAAGGAGATACTAACATGGCAGACGAAAAGTTTCTAACCGAGGCGGCTATCCGTAAGTGGAAGCCTGTTCTCGATCACAAGGACATGAGTCCTATCACGGACGCTCACAAGCGTGCAACAATGGCAACTCTTTTGGAGAACCAAGAGAAGGCAATCAAGGAGCAAATGCTCGTTGAAGCACCAGGCAATGTGGCTGGTGGCGGTATGTCCTCCGCTATTAGTGGTCAAAATGCTTCGATGCAGGGTTACGATCCAATTCTTATCCAATTGGTTCGTCGCGCCATGCCAAATCTCATGGCATACGACATCTGCGGCGTTCAGGCTATGTCGGCTCCGACAGGCTTGATCTTTGCAATGCGTACCAAGTACGGTGCACAGAATGGTACCGAGGCTCTCTTCCAAGAGCCAATGACCACATACAGTGGTTCGACCTACGCTAACAGTAGCGGTGGTTCGGGTGCTGCTGCTGGTGGTTTGGGACTAGGTAACACTGCTGGATTCGGTCCTAACCTTGGTGTTGATCCGTTTGCTGGTTCACAGTTGGGCGATTCCACTCTTGTCAGCGGTATCACCACTGGTTCGGCTATTCGCACTTCAGTTGGCGAAGACGGAACACCAAACGAGATGGCATTCAGTATCGAGCGCGTGGCTGTTCAGGCTGCAACTCGTATGCTTGCTGCTTCGTACAGCGTTGAACTTGCTCAGGATCTCAAGGCTGTTCACGGGCTTGATGCCGAGACGGAACTTGCGAACATCCTCAGCACGGAAATTCTTGCTGAAATCAACCGCGAAGTTGTCCGTACTGTGTACAAGACAGCCAAACTCGGTGCACAGCAGACCGACCTGTACTACAAGACCGTTATTGGTGGTCTGTCCGCTTCTGGTTCGGCAGTCGGTGGCGTGTACGATCTCATTCAGGACTCTGATGGTCGTTGGAGCGCGGAAAAGTTCCGTGGTCTGATGTTCCAGATTGAGCGTGAGTGCAATCAGATCGCCAAGGATACCCGTCGCGGTAAGGGCAACTTCATCATCTGCTCCGCAGATGTTGCTTCAGCCCTCGCAATGGGTGGTTTCTTGAACATCTCACCTGCTCTTAACTCCACCCTTGATGTTGATGACACTGGCAATACCTTTGCTGGTACCCTCAACGGCAAGATCAAGGTTTACATTGATCCGTACATCGACACCACTGCAACCAGTGCCAGCAACTTTGTTTGCACGGGTTACAAGGGCAGCAGCCCATACGATGCAGGTATCTTCTACTGCCCGTATGTTCCGCTTCAGATGATGCGTGCTGTTACCACCGACACCTTCCAACCAAAGATGGCATTCAAGACCCGCTACGGCATGGTCGCGAACCCCTTTGCAGAAGGCACCACCGTTGGTTTCGGCGGTCTGAAGACTCGCGCAAATGTCTACTACCGTATCTTCCGCGTGGACAACCTCCACGGCGTGGCTTCGTAATAGACTGCTCACAAGCAAAGACATGGGGGAGGGCTTCGTGCCCTCCCCTGTTCTTTTCTACATACTTGTATGGCAAACACATTTGAATTTGACATTCCCGCAGACATCAAGAACAGGTATCCTGAAAATATCAGTGCCTTGCTGCCTACTTATTTTCGTTTCTCTATGGCGAGACTGCCGAATACTACTTACTTCTGTCAGACTGCTTCTATACCGTCTGTAACACTCACGGATGTTTCAATGCCTAATCCGTTTGTGCCCATCAAGGCTCCATCCAAAATGGAATTTGATGACTTGACTATTACATTCATAGTGGACGAGGCTCTTTTAAATTGGCTTGAAATATACAATTGGATGCGCTCTGTTACCAATGTGGAAAATTACGAGGAGTTCCGCTCTCCGAATACTCACCTCACCACAGCCAATCTCGTTGTACTGAACAGCGGCAAGCAACCCAAAATTAGTGTTACCTTTGAAGGGCTGTATCCCAAGAACCTGTCGGCTATTGATTTTTCATCCACTATCATGGATCCTGAACCCATACAGTCCACCGTTACTTTTGGATACAGAAGTTACAGTATTGAGCGGTACTAATATTTGTTTGTGAATAGGGGTTGACTCTTAGTGGATATGGTGTAGACTCTCCCCTACGGAGAACACATTATGACCTTGGACGATATTAGAAAAGAAATTGAACGGGATGTGCGGTTGGACGAAACCGCATTGGACATTGAATCCCTCAAGATTCCACAACTACACAGCAAGTACCTGAACTTCCTAATGGACGAGCGGTTGTCGTTGGCAAAGATTACAAGTGATTACGACATCACACTACGAAGCAAGTGGGAGTACTACACAGGTAAAATGTCACAAGAGCAGTTAACCGCTCGTGGATGGGAGCCGTTTGCACTAAAGATTTTGCGTAATGATCTTGATCTATATTTGAATGCAGATGCAGATATATCCAAGGCTCGTCAGCGAGTGGTGTATCAAAAGGAAAAGATTTCACTCCTAGAAGAGATTGTGAAGGAATTAAATAATCGCCATTGGAAAATTCGTAATGCCATTGATTGGCGTAAGTTTGTGAATGGGCAGTAATCCCACAACTGCGCTTTGCGAAGACCCTGCCAATTGGTGGGTGGATCGTATGTACTTGCAAGACGCATTTGCTGCCGCACGACACAGCACTGATCCTAGAACACAGGTGGGTGCAGTACTTGTAGTTCCTGTGGGTGGAGTGGTACTGGCAGCGTGGAACGCTATCCCCGAAAATTTATATGACTACGAGTGCACTCCTGAAACTAAAAATTACTGCACCGAACACGCCGAACGAGCAGTAGTATTCAAGGCACTACAGAACGGACTTCCAACTCAGGGGTTAACCGTGTACTGCACATGGGGAGTGTGTGCAGATTGCGCTCGTACACTTATAGAGTTTGGCATCAAGCGCGTGGTTACCCTTTACCGCCTCGTAGAAGCCTCTCCTGAGCGTTGGCAGGATAGTATGCACAATGGACTCCTAATGATGAAATGTAGCGGAATAAAGACGGTTGGGTGGAGAGGAGACTTGGGGACTAAATATAATATACGGTTCAACGGTCAGGTTGTGGGAAACGAGGACTTGTTGTAATGTTCGACCTTGATGTAAGCGAAATAGATTCAGTTAATGTTCGTGTGCATTGCGATAAAGGCATTGCCCATGAACTCTCTGATTATTTTACTTTCAAGGTTCCTGGTTACAAGTTCATGCCAGCGTATCGCTCCCGTATGTGGAACGGTGAAATCAAACTGTATAATATTCACACGCAGACCATCTACGCAGGACTAGTAGAGTACATTCAGAAATTCGCAGACGAACGCAAGTACACCATTACCCTGCCTTCACGCAATGCGTTCACCACTACCCCTGCCGATGTGCAGGGATTCATGGAAGACTTCTTGAATGTTCAAGTACACGGGAAAAAAGTCTCGCCCCATGAGCATCAAATAAATGCAGTACAACACGCCATGCAGGAAGAACGGTGCCTTTTGCTGTCTCCCACAGGCAGCGGAAAAAGTCTTATCATCTACGCACTGCTGCGGTACTACCTGAGCAAGATTCCAAAAGACAAAAAGGTACTCATCATTGTGCCAACAGTATCTCTAGTAGAGCAGATGTTTTCTGACTTTACTGACTACTCTTCGGCAAACGGATGGGATGTGCAAACTAATTGCCACAAGATTCTTGCAGGAGCGGACAAGGCAACACAGAAGCGTGTGGTGATTTCCACATGGCAATCCATATACAAGCAAACAGAGAAGTACTTTGAGCAGTTTGGTGCTGTGGTTGGAGACGAAGCCCACCTGTTCAAGTCGAAGTCGCTCACCGCAATACTCACCAAACTAAAGCGGTGTCCTTTCCGCGTTGGCACTACAGGCACACTAGACGGAACCGATACCCATCGTCTAGTGCTTGAGGGGCTGTTTGGTCGTGCCTATGAGGTCACAAAGACCAAGGCACTCATGGAAAAGAAAATACTCAGCGATCTAAAAATTGACTGCATACTGCTGTCGTATCCCGATATTGATAGAGAATCGGTGAAGCGAGCGAAATATCCCGATGAAATCAAGTGGATCATTAGATCCACTCGCCGAAATCGTTTTATTGCTAATCTTTGTAAATCCCTCAAGGGTAACTCGCTTATACTTTTTCAATTCGTAGAAGATCACGGCAAACTGCTAAATACTATGGTTAGGGCTTGCATTCCAATGGAGCGCAAGGTATTCTTTGTCTATGGCGGTACAGAAGCATCGGAACGAGAAGAGATACGCAAGATTGTAGAAACAGAATCTGATGCCGTCATTATTGCTTCGTATGGAACATTCAGCACAGGCATTTCCATTCGAAGACTGAACAACATTATATTTGCTTCACCATCCAAGTCACGGATACGAGTATTGCAGAGTATTGGAAGACAATTGCGAGTTTCGGAAGACAAGACCACAGCGCGGCTTTATGATCTAGGTGATGACCTTTCATGGAAGACTTGGAAGAATCACACACTTCGCCATATGAATGAGCGTATGAAACTGTACGAAGCCGAAGGTTTCGAGTACAAGGTAGTAAAAATACAGTTAGGAGAAGACACATGAGCCGAAAGAAAAAAACAGAACTCAGAATCTTCAAACTCCGTAGTGGCGAAGAGATTATTGCAAAGGTTGCAGGTAAGACCAAAGACAAGAT